AAAAGTCGTCTCAATGCACTTATCAATGAGTTCTGTGATGCTATCACTGATGGTGTATTTCAAGAGAACTATCAGTGGTATGTAAAAGATAGTGGATTCACTAAAAAATTCACTGGTGAGTACACTTTTTCCTGATCAATCAATTTTATTATACACAATCATGAACAATTCTTCTACTGTCCTCAAAGAAATGCAGTCTCTCCAGAAAACTTGGAGGGTACAGAATTTCACTCTTACCAAAGATCAACAAGCACGATATGATGAGTTGAAAGAACTTAGGAAAGCATTTATTGATTTTTGGAAAGAAAATGGTAGGGTATGGGTAGGACCATCAAATGCAGGTAAATCTAAGGAACAAAGTGGGAACTGAACAATGAAATTTGATAAATCTTTTGATCAACCTATTAAATGTGAGGATGTGACCTTCATCTTTAATCATGCTAGGAGTGAATATGTTGCAGGTGAATGTCTGTCACAACTTGAAGACCAGTTAGAAGATATGATGGTAAAATATAAAAAAACAACTAAAAAAAAGAAGAAGAAGACATATGCACTAAACATGATTTCTCTACACTCTGAGTGGCATGTAGAGGGGTCTGATGAGACATTATACCTCATATACAATAAGAAAGGTGATACATTCACTGATGTAGTTACTGATAATGAATACTATGCAGATGGTGGAGAATTAAGTTAGTAACCTCTAAATGTCTTCTATAGTAACACAACACACATCCATGAATTTCACTGAAGAAAACAATTTTTTTGATGATGGTGAATTGCAATTTAATGAGAAAAGGGGTCGTCCTTCTCTTGTTAATTGGGACAATGTAATTAACAGTAATAAATGGTATTTTCTTAACAATGTTGAGAGATCTGAGATTGCAATTAAGAATGACAGTCGTCCTCAACCACCTGCAAAATTGATGTGTGAAGGATATAAGTTTACAATTAAGAAATGCACACATCCTGATAGTGGGGAGGAGGGATTAGCAATCAGATGTGTTAAATATCCAGATGATCAAGAATAGATTGTTAGTTACCTCTAAATGTCCACTATAGTGTAAGCATCCAACTCTATGAAACCTTATCCCCTTGGTATTGATAACCCTATCCTAGTTAAGGGTGTGTTTGGTTCACATAAGTGGGCATTGTATTGGAAAGATGATATGATCAAGATTGCTACCTTTAATTCACAATTTCAAGCATATCAGGCAAGACAATCTATCATTGATTCTCTCTGATTTTATTAACATCATGAACTACACTCTTCAAATGAACAATCAACTCGAAATGTTATCACAAAGAGAACAATTAATGGAGGACATTGATGCTATTATAACATCACAATATTTGAATGATAAAATTGATGAAGATGATATGGAAGATTTAATCGTGATGTTATGTGATGCCGTCTGTAAGAACTTCCCCACTAACTAACACTCACTCACCTCATTCATTCAAATCATGAACTACACTCTCAAGCAACTTCAAGACAGAGTATCATCTATGATCAAAGAACAGGGGGAGGATGCAGAGTGTGCCGCGTGGATTTATACCAAGAATGATTGTCACTTAAAGGATGAAGATGGCAACACTGATTATGGTAACAACGTAGAAGATCCTGCACTGGTTGCACGTATCTTTGATGATGTAGGCAACATTGATTACATCTATCAGGTCATTCAAGAGGCAGTGGATGAGGTTGTAGAGGAGCAATTGGTGCAGTATCAGCAGGAGTTAGTCTGAAATGTGGAACCACTATTTGCCAAAAAATGATTGGAATCGTGCTACCTACAGAGAACTGAAAGCAATCTTAAATGAGTTGCCTGAGCGTTACTTAGACCAGACTGCAACTGTATGTGTGGGGGATGATGATTACAAGGGGTTTAATATAGCATGGACTGGAGAAGTACATCCAGTTCTTAATGCTGATCACATGTTTTTTAATTGCTATTAAAGTTAGTTACCTCTAAAAGTCCCCTATAGTATGACAAGCAAGCAAATGACTAAAACTCACATTGAACATCCAGAAGATACCATTTTGTGTGGTGATTTGGCAGTGATTGATTCACTTTACAATCCTGCACATGTGAGCATGAAGATGGATGGTATGTCATTAGTTTGGGGCACTAATCCTGACAATGGTAAGTTTTTTGTTTGTACCAAAGCAGCATTTAACAAGAAGAAGATTCGCCTTTGTTATACAACAGATGACATATTCACACACTTTGGTCATCAGATAGAGGTTGTAGATGTTCTCTCATATTGTCTTAAGTATCTGCCTAGGACTGATAACATCTATTGGGGTGATTGGTTGGGGTTTGGTCGCACTGATGTGATGACACAAAACACCCTTACATATACCTTCCCCCAGAAAGTTATGCAAAAACTTGTGATTGCACCACACACTCAAGTATATGTTGATGGTGAAATGTGTAATGCAGTTTGTGAACCATTGACTGAGTTATTCACTGACACTGCTATCATCAAGTGGGTGCAACCTATTGTTGATAAAGTACATTGTGATGTAGATGCTCTCAAAATTGATACATCTAAGATGCAATTCTTGACCAAGAAAGAGGCAGAGATTGCAAAACAAAATATCAACAAACTGATCAAGTCTGGTCAGAATCTGACTGATGATGTACTAACTACAATCCTTGGGTGTCCTTACCTTGCCAATCTTTATCAGTTGGTGATTGAAATGAAGGAAGAACTAATGGATAGTTTCATCATCAATGATGCACCTGAATCATATCTACCCAATGGAGATTACAGCAGGTTTGGTGAAGGTTTTGTGATGTCAAATGTCTGGGGTAGTTACAAACTAGTGAACAGGTTTGAGTTTGCTTATGCTAACTTCAATCATGGTTATTCAAACTAATCTATTTTTTTATTATGGCACAATTCTTTGATGTAACAGGAACCTGGCATGATTACAGGGGAGTTAGGCACAATTTTTCTATTGAGACTGACACTGCTGAGCGTCGTTTAATCAAGCAAATTGTAGGAGAACAGTATCCTACTGAACGTGTGGTTGTTTATACTATTAAACCACAATAGTAAGAGATATTGTTAGTTACCTCTAAATGTCCCTTATAGTATGAACACAACTCCAAAAATGACTATTAAAGAAAGAAACTCAAAACTGTATGATTTGAGACTGAAGCAAAGCAAATTGAAAGCAGAGTTAGCATGGGTTGAGCAAGAAATGTGGGTAGTCAATGATACTTACAAAAACCAAGATATTGATCTCTTCAAAGAAATGTTTGGTGATCAAGTAATGGTTCCCACTATTGACTACACTTACACAGATACACCAATGGCAGAAGAATACTATGGGGGTTGATAACAATGTTTATTCCACTTAAATTCTTTTACTACACAGCATTAGGTGTGTTAGTTGTAATTTTCATCAATTCATTAACATCATGACTAAAACACAATTATTAAAAATCATCAAAGATACAGCAGACACACAAGGAGACACCTTGAATAAGTATCAAAAATTTCATGTATTTGTGACTATATGTAATGGTATGTTAGAAGAGCATCGTATCACTCAGGAGCAACATTTACGTTGGACTAACATATTCTGATGACAATCAGTGAATAGATTGTTAGTAACCTCTAAATGTCTCCTATAGTGTAAGCATGACCAATCCAATGACAATCACACAAACCAAAGCAGAATATCAGACTGAGTGTCTAATTGAGGTACTTAATAATGAGTACAAAGTTCTTGCTGTTGAAAATAGTAGAAGTTCATATACACAATTTGAATATGAAGTAGGAAGAAAATATATCAAAGTATGGAACTATCGTATTGCCAATGGTAATAGAGAAAGCACACGCAGTTGTTTTATGTTTGTTGATAAGAATGATGGTGCATGTTATAAACCAGCATCGTATAAAGCACCTGCCAAAGGTATTAGATTTTGGATTGAGCAGTTATTAGAAAACCCTGAGATTGTAGATAGGTTTGGTAGTTTTCTCTACAAACGTTGAGGGTATTAATGTTAGTAACCTCTAAAAGTCCTTTATAGTATGAGAGACAATTCCACTATGATTCAAGATGACAACATCAAAGCAAAATCAATCCTAGAGTATATCAAAGGATGTAAAGTTGCTGATGACAATAACAATCAATATGAGGTTGTTGATGTTAAATGTTTCAATGGTTCAGTTTCATTTGTTGGACTGAAAGATTGTGATGGAGTTGTTAAGTATGCCAGTGAGGATTGTTATATGTCAATGGCAGATGTTGCATAGTAGATTGTTAGTTACCTCCAAATGTCCCCTATAGTATAAGGGTTCAGTCTTCTCACTCTCTCTTCTCTCACAGTATTGTTTCAGAGAGTTTGTTTCACTTACCCCAGTCACTATTTTCC